TCTTATTGCTGGACCAAATCTATTGGCATTGTTGCCATCAGAAATAAATATACCGCAATTTTTATTATTAGAATTAATAGTAAGTGAAAGTAAAGAGGAGTTTGCATCCATAGAGGTAGCTCCTCCCAACATAAAATGTCCATCTTCATCTACTTTCATCCTAAGTGAAGGACCTGAACCTGAATTAGAAGTTCCTATGAGGAATGCGTTACCGCCTTTAGGTGCAAAACACATATCACCTGTTGCAGAACCAGTTATATGAAAACCAGTTCCTCCAGCTATACCTATAGCACCAGTATCTCCAAAAGACTGAGTAGAACCACCCATAAACTGAACTGCATTAGTGCTACTCATAACAGTATTACTACCTACAATAATTCTTGAACCAAAAGTAGCTGCACCCGCATCAGACATATCAAGGGTAAGAGAAGTAACATCACTAGAGCCATCTATGCCTTTAAATATAATATCTTTATCAGCAACTTTTGATTCTATATTCATGTTGCTACTAGCCATAGATATGACACCTATCTCAGTGCCATCATCTTTAAATTGTACTTCTCCTCCACCAGCATCTAGTTTGATTGTACTTGCTGCATCTACAACTAAATTTGTGCCTGTAGATATAGTAAGTTCGTTAGAGGCTATGAGGCTTGTATCTAAATACAAACTTCTAAATTCTGCTCCATTAACACCTAAGTCAATAGCGTTAGCTGATGGAGGTTGTATAACACCTGCAAATGTTGCATTTAAATTTTCATCTATAGAAATAGCAGGAGTTGTTCCAACAGTAGAACCTTTACCAATTAATAAATCATCTGCTGAATCATCTAAACCTATGTAAAAGTCTTGTGCGTTACCATCAAAAACAATCTTAGTATCTTCGGCACCAGCATCACCAATAGTAAGGGTTGGAGTTGTGCCTACTAAAGTCAAACCACCATGCAAAGTAGTTAAAAGATTTTCGTCTATTGCTATAGCTGGTGTTGTTCCAACTGTGCTGCCTAAACCTACAAGTAAATCGTCTGCTGAATCGTCTAGTGCTATATAAAAATCTTGAGCGTTGCCATCAAAAACAATTTTAGTATCTTCTGCTCCAGCATCACCTATTGTTAGTGTGGGTGTTGTTCCGGCTAGTGTTACGTTTGCGTTTGCAGTAAGCAGTCCTGAGACTCCTAATGTTCCTGTTACAGTAGCATCGCCACCTATAGAGGCATCATCTGTAACTGTTAAATCGTCTTGTACTTTTAGGTCTACTGTATTTAAACTAGCAAAAGCATCTACAACTGCTGCTCCACTACCAGCACCATCTAGGTAAACCGCTTTTACATCCCCTGGGGGTATTGTTATATTAGCTCCAGAACCTTGTGAAATAATAATGTTTTGCGATCCGCTCGTGCCATTTTCTATAAATTGCATCCTACTTATGGTGTTTGGTGCAATCGTAATCGTACAAGCTGAATCTAGTGTGCCTGTATATTTGAGATACATAGCTCTACCAGGATCCGTAGATCCGTCTGCTACAGTTGTGGTGTGTGTGTCTGCGTTAGTAGTTATCGCCTCGGTTCCAAAGCCAAGCGCTTCACCAATCAACTCCAGATTGGTATTTGTTGAAGTTCCCCAAGTGCCTGACTCATCACCAGTAGCTATTTCTTTCAGTCTTAAATCATTTACATAAGTAGCCATTAATATCTCCGTTCATTTGATTATATTACCTTTCTTGTGGATAGTTAAGCAACATCTTCCCAGTTAGGTGTTTGGGCCTCGTTGATTGAAGTAAAGTTAGATGTTTGTGAATCATCAATAAGCGACCACACTAAAACTGATCCTACTGATCCTGTTGCGCTTTGTAATGTAGGAAATACATTTGCCTCTGCATCTGTTGTTGCAGTACCTAAAGCGCTTGTTGCAGCCCCTAATGAGACTGATATATTGTTGTTAGATATAGTAGTTGCAGTACCTACAGCACTTGTAGCGGCTTGACCTGTTGGGAATACATTTGCCTCACCATCAACTAATACTGATACAGACCCTAATGTTCCAACTACACCAGGACATACAGCTACGGCTTGTGCATTTACACCTACTCCAGATACACCACCTGTTGCAGCTTGTCCTGTAGGAGTTACGTTAGCTTTTGCTACTGTAGATACAGTACCTAACGCAGAAGTAGCAGCACTAGGTGCAGATATTTCAACGGGTAAGGCGGTTCCCCAGGACCCTTCGCCCCAAGTTCCGCGACCCCAACCGTTAATATTAGCCATATAAGGCTTTTAGGCTATTCTAATAATAGCTGTACTGGCCGCTGCCGCAGGCATTACTACTGTAAAGTCACCAGCAGTAGAAGTTTTGTCACCACCAAAATCTATTGTCGCAACAGATTTATTGCTGTCAGTTGAGTTGTATATCATACAACCTCTAGCAGTAACGGTAGCTGTTCCAAACGTCAAATCGGCAAAATCTGTAAAACCAGTTGTACCGCTTGAAGTAGGATCAACTCTAGTAAGGTTTGCACCTCCTGAAGTGTAATTTGTTCCTGATGCTTGTCCAGTCGTCGTAAACGCAGTAGTGGTAGCACCTAAAGTTGCTGAACTTGTATATAAAGCAAGTTTGAAAGTATCTCCACCTGAGTTTTTAAAATTATGAACAGCCTCTAGCAGCTCTTTTTTGAAGCTGGTTGTTAATGTTGATGTGATAGCCATATTTATATCCTTTTTACAATTTTAGCTACATCCTCCTCTCCAGCTTTGATCAGCTCTTGAATCAAGGTAGCTTTATAGGATTTTATAGCATTTTTTATATAAATTAAACACACCTGTCTGATTGCCTCTTTATAAGCCCTAGCCTGCTCTTTAATATGCGGTTCGTTGTCATCAGATACGCTTACTATTTTTTCTGTTATACGATCTGCCCAAAACTCTGGTGGGTGTCCACCAAAGTTAGAAGTTTGCGCTTCAATAATCCCCAAACTAGGCATTGCTCCTGGTGTTATTTCATCTACCATACTTTAGGATCTCCCGCTTTTGTTTCTTTTAGGTGTGTATCATAGCGGTCCATAAGAACAGGTTTTTGTTCTTCATCTATTTTTCCTTCAATTTGACTTCTGTTAAAAACACGTAGTTTGTTTTCTTGATCGTGTACGATAACTTTAGGATCGTCCAAACGATGATAACCATATAATTTATCTTCTACAGGTATCGATGTGTCTAATAAAGTAGACGAATTAGCTACTTCCACTTGCATACCTGCACCTTGACATTTAGACAGCCAAAACTCAACACACCCTCTGCCTGACTCTGCAAAATATAAATTACCAGAGTAAGTAAAATCTACACCAAACATTTTTAAACAACCTACCTTGTTCCAAAGTGCAAAAGCTATAGCGTATGCAACTGTATTGTTAAGATAGTAGCAATTCAAATCTCTTACCACTTCTTCTACTGGGTATAGGACTAATCCTTTTGCTCGTTTATCTAATTCACATGTATATATTGGTCCTTTATGTGTTTTGAGTATTTTTTTCATTGACTCCGTTTGTCCACCTGCATCGTCGCTGTCAAAAAAACGACTAGCTGGATCTAACATAAAGATTCTGTCGTGAAATATGACGTCAGCTACGGCATTGATTGCCCAGACTTCGTCAAAATGTACTCCGTGTGATTTAGCAAGATTGTAGTCAAACCAACTACGTCCCATACCTACGATGGCTACAGTCTTGCCCTCAAGTTTCTTGATAGGCTTCATATTTACTCCTTTTAACTTACATTAGAGCGAAGTGAGTCATAACGATATTCATCGCGTCTTCCTCTAGCTTCTGCTCTATTTTTTAATCTAGCAATTTCTTGTTGGAATCTATTTTCGTAAGTTGCAAGTAAATCTGGTTCACCCTTCATAAAAGTATAACCCTCGACTAATGAGCCATAAAGCAAGGCGTCTCTGGCGTTGTTTGAAAGCCAGGTACCGCTTGTATTTGTAACCAAACTATTTGGTCTATATAAATAATGCAATTCTACTGAGTAGTCTGCATCTGGTAATGGCGCGACTACGATAGTAGAACCAGAACTTCCTGAAGTGCTATATTCTTTATCAAAGTCAGCGTAGTATTTAGGCAGCCCTCTCAGACTGGTATCAGTTATATCGGGAGTAAACTCCTGCATAAAACTGGGGTGTTTCTTATCCAGAAAATGATAGTCACTTGTACTATCAATAACTGCCAACGAAAAACTCAGAATAAAATCTGTAGGACAGGTTAAAAAACGGCTACCCGTTGTTACATTACCTGTCACATTTTTCCTAAAGAAATCTTCTTGTACTAAATTAAATATACGATCTTCAGCGTTCTTTATAAAATCTGGAAGCGTTGTATTGAAAGTGCTTTCATTATTATCAAGAAAACTTTGTATCAAAGTAGTTAATTCAGTATAAGTCATGTTGTGATTGTAACTGTTCCTAAAGATGCTGTCATTTTAGGAGTTGAAAAATTAGAACCCAATATTGAAGAGTTCATTGCAAATGAATTGATACTAGATGAACTGAAATTACTCGGATCTGACACTACTACAAAACCCTCGCCAACTTCTAAATCATTATTTGGTCTTGGTTTGTATAAAGCCTCTGGATCAGATACAACTGGTCTTGGATCTATTTGCGGAGCTTTTGGCTCAAAACAATCTGGACATGTTTTAAGATTATTCCACTCTTCGCGTAGTTCGTGTAATTTATATTCAAAGCCACATCTATCACAAATAGCTTTTGCAAATTTTCCAACAGCGTAGGCCACTAATAACTACTCCTCATAGATGGTTTTATACGAAAAGATGCTCTGTCTTCATCTTGGTCAGCTGCTCTTCTAAATTCTTCTTCATATGCAGCTTTTAAAACTTGTGTACGTTCTGGCGCTCTCTTTTGAGATATGTAATATGCTAGACCAGCAGCAAAACAAGGATAGAATCTAAAAGGCATATCAACAGTATTTATAGCTGTATCAGCATCATCCATACGTACTATTTTATTAAATAATAATACGTCAGTAGAATTTTCAGGAGCAGGCCATATTTTTATTACAGGCGTAGTCAGCTTGTCAAAAAAGAACTGAGATGGTCTGCTTTTGGTATCTTTAGTTGGTATGTTTAAGTATTCAGCACGACTAATTCTGCTCATACTTGTATCAGTTGTTTCGTTGTTTGTTGTTCTTCGCAAAGACATATCTAATATATCAATAACATTAGAATTGAGAGAATAACTAGAAGTACCTTCTGTTAGTGCTTGTGTAGTTTGTTCAATCGTCCATTGGTTCAAACCTCTGTTAGCCCATTCTGCTAACATAAGGTTGATAGATCTTTTTGCTGTTTTGAGATCGTAACCTGTCCTTAGTTCTATACCGCAACGCTCAAAAGCCTCTTCTATAAACTCGGTTACATTTGGTTCAAAATTAGTGCTTCCTGAAAGTGCCATTACTCATCCTCTGCATATAGATTATCAAAAATTCTGTTTACGTCCAAGGTATAGTCTAAATCAGACTTTGAATAATGTATATGTGCGGATGGTCTAAAATCAGGTGCGCCACTACCAGTTTCAAACCAAGCTGGATGTGTAACTCTTACGCGATTGTTTGGGAGTGCGACTATATTGCCAGTCCACTCACCAGCATCTAAAAGTTCTAAGACATGACTTTGTTTATGTTGTGCTGGATCGTCTGCTATTTCGTTCTCTGCATAATCCACAGTAAATAAATATTTTGCTGGATACATATTGCCATCTATTTTTGCCATCCAGGGACAAGGTGTTGCCCTATCTATAACGTAAACTGCATGATGGTGAGAGGAGCAATCCCAAGGTTGAGCATCGTGAACAGCCATTGGCTCTGGCCACTGTTCAAAAGGTGTGTCGCCTACAAGCGCTGTAATTGGCATCCTAGCCCACATAGCGCCCCCGTGAACCGTATCTTCTTCTTCGCCTTCAGCTTCTATACCTGTAAATATTACTTGAAAACTTAAACAACGACACGGCATAGTTGTAACAGCAACAACCATAGCGTGTAGAAACTCACCGTGATATTTTTCGTGGTTGTGTGTGTATTCTCTTCTAACCCAACATTTGAAATGTGGGATGTTGCTTTGTAAATAAGCCACCTATGGCTTACCTTTCCCGCCCTTTTTGTATCCTTTAGATTTCATTGGGCCACCCATTTTCATACCTTTCGAAGCATATCCACCTTTACGCATGCCTTTAGTGGTTACGCCACCCTTTTTCATACCTTTAGTGGTTACGCCACCCTTTT